TGCCTGTCATTATGGCAGTCCTTCTTACCCCCTAGCATCTACCTTCTATCTCTATTACCCAAGGATCCCATGGATACGAATAACGATATAATTTTGAGGTTGGAAGACCTCAAGCAGAAGTGGTATTGGGCTCACCGGGAAGCGGCTGAGACTATCCACGATGCTATTGTAGAAATTAAGCACCTACGCTTGACACCTAAGTCCTCCCATAGTATCCTAGATAACCCCCATGCTGGGGTAACAGGATGGGGTAAGGGCTCTGACGAATAACCCCTAACAAAAGGAATTACCCATGAGCTGCGATCCATGTGACTTTGAACGATACATCAATGGGGAGGATACTCCCACTACCCAGACTATTATGGGGGAGTGGATTGAGTTACATTTTCCAATTAACTCTATGCCAATTACTCTGGGTGATTCATTTGAATCTGATCCACAACACTACATGAATATTCAGTTTGAGAATGGTTCCCCTTGGTTCATGATTATGAAGACCGCCCATGAGGCTGGTTTCAGATCTAACAAGGATGAGTGCGTCCTGCGCTTTGAGATGCCAGTCGAACTGTTAGAGCGTATTGCTAGAATCGGAAGGAGCTAATATGGAATGAGTACATTTTTAAATAAAAAGGAATGCCCCAAATGCTCTGCGAATGGTGAAGACCGCAGTGGGGACAACTTGGCAGTTTATGACGATCATATCTACTGCTTCAAGTGTGGGTATCACAAGAACAATAAAGGAGTTTCTATGAACGAGGAAAAGATTGAAGAACCTAAAGAGTTTAAGGTTAGCGTTGGTTCTTACATTGATCTTGCGGGTCGTGGCATTACCGAGAAGACTTGTCGAGTCTACGGATATCAGGTCGCCAACATCAATGGTAAGGAAGTACAGATCGCAAATTACTACAGAGGTGGCGAGCTAATTGGTCAGCACCTACGGGGTCCTAACAAGCAGTTTGCTTGGAAGGGTACTGCCAAGGGGGCTGAGCTGTTTGGTCAGAGCCTATGGAAGTCTGCGGGTGGTAAGCGTCTGATCATCACCGAGGGTGAGATTGATTGCATGTCAGTCAATCAGGTCTTGGGTGGTACTTGTCCTGTTGTATCCATTCCAAATGGTGCACAGTCTGCTGCTAAGGCTATCAAGGATAATCTAGAATTTGTTAATTCTTACAGCGAAGTAGTCCTATGCTTTGACATGGATGAACCGGGCCAAAAGGCTGCCCTTGAGGTTGCAGAGTTACTTCCTCCGGGCAAGTGCAAGATTGCCAAGTTGCCTTACAAGGATGCCAATGAGTGTCTACAGAATGCCCAGACCAAGCAGTTGGTGTCGGCACTATGGGAGGCTCAGGCTTACTCTCCTGACGAGATCCTGCACATCTCCAAGGTTGTGGACGCTGCTGATACCCTGTCGGATACACGGGTCTATCCCTTCCCCTATGATGGTCTATCAGAGTTTCTGATCGGTCAGCGTAGCGGAGAGATTACCCTGTGGTGCTCTGGCACTGGTTCAGGTAAGTCCACGATCCTGCGCGAGCTGATGCATCATCACCTTGAGGAGGGTCGAAGTGTTGGTTGTATCATGCTTGAGGAATCCCCACAGGAAACCCTTGATGACATGATTAGTCTCATGCTCAACAAGCCAGTGCGGGCTATCCGTGCTTGCCGCATGATGAATGATCTACGGGTCAAGATGGGTAAGAAGCCCATCAACGCCACGATCATTGATGACTTGACAGAGGAGGAGTACAATGGTGCCCGCAACAAGCTGTGCCAGACAAACTTCTATGTCTATGACCATCTTGGCAACAACGCCATGCAGAATCTGTTGGCTCGTATGGAGTTCATGGCAGTGTCGTTGAAGGTTGATGTCATCGTGCTTGATCATATCACGGCTGCGGCTGCTGGTCTGATGGGCATGGACAACAAAGATATCGAGGGTGGTGGCTCAGAGCGCATCATCATCGACACCCTGATGAAGGAATTACGGAGCATGGCTGTTCGCACCGGAGTTCACATTGACATCATCTCTCAGTTGAAGAAGACCGAGAAGGCTTATGAAGAGGGTGATCGAATCACCTTGCAGGATCTCAGAGGCTCAGGTGCATTGGCAAGTGTTCCCAACACGGTCATTGCCCTTGAACGAGATCGTCAGAATACGGATGAGAAGATTGCCAACACAACAATCGTCCGTGTCCTGAAGAATCGCCTCACTGGTAGAGCAGGCATTGCCTCTACACTTTATTACGATCACCTGTCGGGTCGTTTGAAGGAGATTGGGTTTGCGATGGGAGAAGACGGGCAGTTGATATTCCAACCAGAGGAGAATTAAATTATGAAGATTTGCGTTCTTGATATTGAAGGTACGGGACTGGCAGAGTTGACCTTGGATTCCAAGGGCACTCCCAACACAGAGGCAAAGCGTGTTCTCTGTGCTGCCACGAAGGTTCTCAATCAAGAACCAATTCTTTGGTTGGAAAACCAGATGTCTGATCTTGTTGAGTACCTCAAGCAATTCGATGTTATCATTGGGCATAACATCTTTGGTTATGATTTTCCCGTGATGCGTAGGCTGCATGGGATGGCGCGACCGAAGGTTATTGTTGACACGCTCATCGTGAGCAAGTTGATGTATCCAGACATCAACAGTCACCCGCTGGGTGATAACTCTCTGGAGTCTTGGGGCAAGTATCTTAAGTTCCCCAAGATCGAATATACCCAAGGATGGCAAGCCTACAATGATGACATGGGTGTTTATTGCAAGCAAGATACCAGACTTGGTGAGGCAATTTACCTATCCCAAAAGATGTTCATAGCAGACAATAAAGAAGTCGTTCGCTTTGAACACAAGGTATCAGAAGTCCTTATGGAGCAAGTTTGCAATGGATTTAATTATGATCTTGATGCGGGAGAAAAGCTGCATCAGACGCTCATGTTGGAAAAGCTTGGTATCGAAGATGAGATGCGTACAATCTTTCCTGACCGCATCATCATCCGTCATTCAGAAAAGACCGGGAAGAGACTGAAGGATAAGATTGAAGTATTCAATCCCGGTAGTCGGCAGCAGATCGCTGATCGGCTCAATGAGAAGTATGGTTGGGAAGCACCCCTTACCGAGAAGGGTAATGCAAAGGTTGATGAGTCCGTCTTGTCTACCCTTGATTACCCAGAAGCAAAGAAGCTTGTTGAATATTTCGATACTTGCAAGCTGCTTGGTATGGTAGAGGATTGGAACACCCGTGCATTCAGAAGCCGTGATCACAAGATCCACGGTGGTATCAATGCTCAGGGTGCAGCCACTGGTCGATGCACACACTCTCAGCCCAATGTGGCTCAGGTAAGTGGTGATCATCGTGCCCGTGAACTGTGGGTTCCCAATGCTGGAGATGTCTTGGTTGGTGCTGACCTGTCTGGTCTGGAGTTGCGTATGCTTGCCCACTTCATGGCAAAGTACGACAACGGTGAGTATGCGAAGGTTCTCCTAACTGGAGACATCCATACCCACAACCAGAAGGCAGCTGGTCTGGAGTCTCGCTCACTTGCCAAGTCCTTCATCTATGCGTACCTCTATGGTGCAGGCGACAAGAAGATTGCATTGGTTTGCAACTGCTCTGTCGATGCTGCTCGTAGATTGCGTGATAGATTCCAGAAGGAGATTCCTGCGCTGGCTAAGGTGCAGGATGCAGTCAAGTATGAACTAGCCAAGAAGGGTGGAGTCATCCTCCCAGATGGTCGCAAGGTTCCTGTGCGTAGCGAACATGCTGCGCTCAATACCCTGCTGCAAGGTTCAGGAGCAATTGTAAGCAAGTACTGGATGGTTGAGGCAAGCAAGTCTGTGGCTAAGATGAGTGCCAAGCAACTTGCCTACATCCATGACGAACTTCAATATTCATGTCCTGCTGGAATTGCCGAGGAGTTTGGCAAGGCAGTGACCAAGGCTGCAACTACCGCAGGTGAGCAGCTTAATCTTAACATTCGCATTGATGCCGAGTATCGTGTCGGCAAGTCGTGGGCTGAGACCCACTGAGGTTTACATGAACAGTATGTCTCTTTACATTGCAGGTCCAATGCGGGGTTATGATGACCACAACTTCCC